CGTGAGAAGCTGGCAGAGGCTCTTGGCAGAGATGCTAGAGGCACATTAGCACAGACTCCGGGTGCTTTAACCAATGCTACAGACATGGCTGCTCGTAGAATGCAGAAGCTAGGCCCAGAAGCTACGATAGCTGATGCTGGTGGCGCTAGTTCAAGACAGTTACTCGATACTCTGGCTACATTGCCGGGCAGAACAAAGCAACTTGTAGAGGGACTTATTAGAGAGCGTCAGTCTGGTCGTGCTGGTAGATTATCTGCTGCCGCTGACGAATCTCTAGGTACTAAGGGTGCTGAATACCAAAACACCATACAGAGCTTAATTGATAGAAAGGCTACTGAAGCCGCTCCGCTATACAAGCAGCTAGAAGGAATGAGCGTAAGAGTAGACAATGAGTTAAATAGTCTATTGAAGGCTTCTGATAGCGCACATGGAAGCGCAGAATTATCAGCAAAACTTAGACGAGAAGTGCCAATTAACATATCTGCTCTGAAGGCTGGAGATGATATACCTTTTGCTGCGCTAGATAGCATTAAGAGAAGTCTATATGACTTAGGTAAGGATGCCAAAATAAATAACCCTAATATAAGCAATGATTACAATAGCTTGCGCGTTGCTCTTATTAACAAGATGGATGACCTATCTCCTAAGAACGAGGCTGGCTCTATCTACAAACAAGCTAGAAACGCCTTCTCAAGCCCAGCTCAACTACAGGATGCAGTAGAATCAGGGCGTGGCGCGATGAAAACAGACGCTATTGGCGTATCTGATATGATGAAGGGAATGACTCAAGACCAAGTAGACGCCTTCAAGGTCGGAGCGTTACAGTCTCTCAGAGACAAGGTAGGCACTGAGTCTGGTCAGACATCTCTCCTTAAAATGTGGAAAGAACCTGCTACTAGCGGAAAACTCAAAGAGATATTTGGCAACGACTACAAGAAGTTTGCAGCAGATGTGGCTAGAGAGGCTAGGTTAAAAGAGTTAGAGTCTGTAGGCAGAGGTAGTCAGACAGCATCAAGACTATATGCCGCTGGTGACTTAGACGCGCAACCAATATCTAACGCCGCTCAAGTAGCTACAAGTATTGGCTCAGGTCAGGCTCTACCTGCCATAGCTGGAAGCGCAAGAGGCATAGCTGGGATGTGGAACAAGGTACGGATGCCAGAAGCTACTAGAGACGAGATGGCTAGACTGCTTATGATGCGTGGTCAGGGCGGTCAGCAAGAGTTACAGAACCTAAAGCCTATGATGGATAGATTAGCGGCAGAGCGTTTGCGTAGAGCAAGTGCTACTGGTATTGGAGCTGGACAAATTCAAGGAGGTGAGTAATGTCTTACCTTCTGTTTAGATTATTTCTAATTCTTGAAATATGAGAGGGATCAACACTATATTTTTTGGCAATGACACAGTATTTTTCTGTGCTTGCTCTAATCGCAACAATATCTTCATTGGTAAGCCTACCATTCCAATGATCGGTTCCATAATTGTGACGGCGTTTGGTTGCTGCATCAGCATTGTTTTGAGCTTTTGTTCCTATTTCAAGATGCTCTGGATTAACGCACTGAGGATTGTCACATTTGTGCATAATTATTTTGCCATCTGGTATTTTACTTACATAAAGCTCGTAGGAGTATCTGTGCGCTCTAACAGTCTTTCCACCAACAATCATAAAGATTCCGTAACCATACGAGTTTCTTGTTCCAATCCAATGCCAGCAACTCGCAAGTTTTTGAATTTTTGCTTCAAACCCTTGTTGTTCAGTAATGATAGAATGTTGATTCAAGGTTTTAGACTTCCACGCGATCTGATAGTGTCTGCGGCACAATTGACGCGCAACTGCTGGCTTAGAACAAATAGTACATTCAACAGTTTTGTTTACTTGATGGCCCATAAATCCTCCTGTAAAATTTAATTATATTCCTTTTTCATGGAGTAGGCTATGTCTTTCAATGGTTCCGGGGTATTCACAATAAACACGGCTGGGCAACCAGTCATTACTGGTACAACCATCTCCAGTACAACATTCAACAATCTAACGGCAGATCTAGCGACTGGTCTGACTACAGCGCTGACTAAAGACGGTCAGTCTACTCCTACCGCCAACATTGGTATGGGCGCGTTCAAGATCACGAATCTTGCCGCTGGTACTGTTGCCTCTGATGCTGCTAGGCTCGATCAGGTACAGGGTGGCGCTGCTACATTCATCACAGTGGCTGGCACTGATACCCTGACTGGTACTGTAGTTCCTGCTCTGTCTGCTTATGCTACAGGCAATCAGTTCTCATTCTTAGTTGCTAACACAAACACTGGCGCTGTAACGCTGAATGTAGACGGTATTGGCGCTAAAGCAATTACAAGGACTGGTACTACTGCTCTGGTTGCTGGAGACATGGTTGCAGGTCAGGCAGTCGAGATTATCTATGATGGTACTAGATTCCAATTGGTTAACGGCAACTCATTTACCAATCTTAAAGTCTCAGGAACTCTAGGTGTAACTGGTGTAGCTACTTTCACAGCACAGCCAATAGTATCTAGTTTGACCGCTTCACTACCTGTATTTACAGACGCTTCTAAGGGTCTAGTAAGCAACACAATGACTGGTACGGGCAACGTAGTTATGTCTACGAGTCCTACTCTGGTAACACCAGCACTAGGAACTCCTGCAAGCGGAGTAGCCACTAACCTCACAGGGCTACCGCTAACTACTGGTGTAACTGGCACACTGCCAATAGCCAATGGTGGTACGAATGCGGTAACGGCTGCTGCTGCTAAAGTCAGTTTAGAAGTAATTAGTGCTGCTACAGGCTCAGAGATTCTACCTACTGGAACGACAGGACAGAGAGATGCAAGTCCGTCAGCAGGGTATCTGCGGTTTAATACTACAAGCACAGAGTTTGAAGGATATAATGGCACAGCATGGTCAAGCGTTGGCGGGTCAGCGATCACGAACGATACGACCACAGCGACTAACCTATACCCAGCGTTCTTAGGCGCTACAACTGGTACTGCTACAGCGATATACACAGGCAATGCTAATCTACTCTACAAGCCTAGTACGGGGGAATTGCAAGCGAGAGTGCCAGTAGCATTGAACGGATTGTTTGTAAATGCAACCACATTGGTGTCAAGTTATACTATTGCTTCTGGTCAAAGTGCAAGCAGTGTTGGTGGATCAGGTGGCTTCACAATACCGGGTGGCCTAAGCGTAACAGTTTCCAGCGGCTCACGTTGGGTTATCTTGTGAACATTAAGGGAGATATATAAATGGCCTCAGTAATTTCAGCCCTGACGAGCGGTGGTGGTGGCATCTCGATGACGGGTGATGCCTCTGGCATTCTCAACTTAAATAGTAATGGAACTACAGTAGTTGCTGTGACCTCTACTTCTGTGGCTGTAACTGGTACTCTGGCGGCTACTGGTGCTATCACAGGCTCAAGCACTGTCGCTGGCTCTACAGGGATACTCTATCCTTTGACAAGTGGAACAGCAGTAGCTAGTACATCAGGTACAAGTATTGACTTCACAAGCATACCTAGCTGGGTAAAGAAAATTACGTTTATGTTTAAAGCGGTTTCTACTAATGGAAGCGGTAATTGGCTTGTTAGGCTTGGTACTTCTGGCGGCATAGTAACTACAGGGTACTTAGGCTCGGGTGTATATGCTGGTGCTACTCCCGGCGGGGTTAATAGTACGGCTGGGTTCATTTTTCCTATTGGCGGGGCAGCTCAATCAATGCACGGGTCAATGATTATCACTTTAGAAGATTCTGCGACAAACGCATGGGTACAGCAAGGAGTTTTAGGTGATTCATCTCAGCAATATATGTTTTTTAGCGGAGGAAGTTTAGCTCTTTCTGGAGTTCTCGACCGCATCCGTCTAACTACAGTGGCTGGCACAGACACCTTCGATGCTGGTTCAGTAAATATCTTGTACGAATAGGAGTAAATAATGGAACGCACAGAAGTAAATTGCCTAACAGGTGAGATAAAAGTAATCCAACTGACAGCAGAAGAGATTGCTGCATTGCCGATTCCAGTACCACCAACATACTCTGAGCTACGCGCTGCTGCCTATCCACCAATAGTAGACCAGCTAGACACCATCTTTCACGGTGGTCTTGATGCTTGGAAAGCTGAGATACAGGTCACTAAGAATAAGTATCCAAAGGAGGTAGCATAATATGGCGAGTATCGGATTTTCCGGGGACACTAGCGGTTTGATTTCAGTCACAGCGCCACTGGTTGCAGGCTCAGGAGTTTTAACACTACCAACTGGAACCGACACACTAATCGGGAAAGCCACGACTGATACGCTGACGAATAAGAGCATAGCAGCTACTCAGCTAACTGGAACTATTGCAGCAGCAGCATTGCCAGCGGGGAGTGTAATCCAAGTTGTTAACTCTCAAACGGGCGCGGTGGCTACTGGTACAACACTCATACCTAATGACGATACCATCCCTCAAATCACAGAGGGCAATGAATATATGACGTTGGCAATTACCCCTACAAGCGCGACCAGCTTGTTAGAGGTTACTGTGACTACCATCTACGGCAGTAATGTCAATAATTATATGTGCGTGGCACTGTTTAGAGATGCCGGAGCTAATGCCCTTGCTACCGGGTTTTGTTTTGTGTATGGAGATATGTACAACACAACTACATACTCATACCGAGTGGTAGCTGGCTCTGTTTCGGCTACTACTTTCAGAGTAAGGATAGGCGGTAACAATGCGGGGACTACTACTTTCAATGGACGGAATGGAGCCAGACTCTTTGGTGGCACTATGGCATCATCCATTACAATCAAGGAGTATGTAGCATGATTAACTATACTTTGATACTTCAAGCGTTCTATCCCGGCACTCAGTGGGCTTTATACGGTGAGGAATACTCTGGTCTGGAATGGTACGACTCCACTCCAAAGCCAACACAAGCTGAACTTGATGCTCTATGGATACCTACGCAAGAAGCCGATAGTAAAGCAGCTAACAAAGCCACAGCATCATCACTACTAGCTGGCACTGACTGGACAACCATCGCAGACATAGGGCTACCAACAGCTAATCCTAGACTATCCAATCAAAGTGAGTTCATTGCTTATCGCCAAGTGATTCGTCAGATTGCTGTCTACCCACCCGCTGGTGAAGTGGTCTGGCCTACACCGCCAACAGAAGTTTGGAAAGGAGAATAATATGTCGGTAATTATTGATGGCGATACGGGAATCACTACACCTGCTGAGACAGTACAGGGCGCTCTAACAACCACTGGTAACACTATACTGGGTGATGCAACTACAGATACACTGAATGTTGGCGCTGGTGGATTGGTAAAAGATGCTAGTGGTAATGTGGGGATTGGGACTGCAACACCTGTAAGTAAATTAAATATAGTCGATGCTTCTGCTACTGTTAATGTTCGGCTAGAAAGTGGCTCTGTAATAGGACAATATTTTGCTTCATCGACTGGCGGTGGTGTATTTTTAGACACTGCTAGTTCGCACCCCTTGGTATTTAGAACTAACTCCACAGAACAAGCTCGTATCGACTCTGCTGGTCTATTCAAATTCAACTCTGGTTACGGTTCTGTTGCCACTGCATACGGATGTCGTGCATGGGTAAACTTCAACGGCACTGGTACTGTGGCTATTCGTGCAAGCGGTAATGTGAGTAGTATTACTGATCTTGGTACAGGTAGTTACAGGGTTAACTTTACTACTGCTATGGTGGATGTAAATTATTGCGTAGTTTCTGGAAGATCTTCAAGTGGGTCTGGAGGAACCTCCCCATGCGTTGATGGTAGCGCAGGTCAATTAGTCGGGTCTGTTGCTATTGTTAGTGTGCAAGGGAATAACACTGTATCGGATCAGGAATATCTTACTTTAGGAATCTTCCGCTAAAAGGACAAACAAATGAAAAGAATAATATACAAACAAGAAGATGGCGGCGTAGCAGTTCTAGTCCCATCACCAGAATACCTACAAGATCACACTATCGAGGAACTTGCTGCCAAAGATGTACCAGAGGGCGCAGAGTTTATGATTGTAGACACAGTAGATGTTCCAACTGACAGAACTTGGAGGGCAGCATGGCAATATCCAGCATGATTACTATTAATTTCACCAAAGCACAGACCATCACTAAAGAACGCCTACGCCAAGAACGCGCTCCACTGCTAACAGCATTAGACGTACAGTACCAACGCGCTCAAGAAGATGGCAGAGATACCACCATTATCATCAGTGAGAAACAGCGTCTCCGTGATGTTACTAAGCTGGCAGATAAGGCTACAACGCTGGATGAACTGAAGGCTCTGTCAGCATGACCATTAAAGCTAAGAAGATAGTGGGCAAGGTTGATGAGGTTATTATCAAGACTGACTCCACCGTAGACCATGCACTTGACCTTATCAAGAACTCAAAGAGAACTATTCTCATTATTATCTTAATCGTTGGACTCATTATTTGGATGGTATAAATGGACGGTCAGATGATAATCAATCTGTTGGCGGGGTCTGCACTGGCTGTAATAGGCTGGTTCGCTCGTCAACTTTGGGATGCAGTGGAGAGATTAAAGTCTGACGTTAAGGATATCGAGATCTGCCTACCTTCTAACTATGTTCGAAAACAGGATATGCAAGATCTCAAACATGATATGGAAGTTAGGTTCGACAAATTAGAAGCGATGCTGGCTAGAATTTTCGAGAAGCTCGACCAGAAGCAAGATAAATGAAGCAGAAGCGCAAGTCTAAGACTCTGTGGCTGAACGGGCTATTAGTCTTAATACTAGGATTGATTCAACTAGCAGCTACTACCTTTCCTGTACCTCCTATTGTCTACTCAACTATGATATTCATATCTAGTGCTGGAAACATGATTCTCAGGTTTTACACCTCAGAGGCCATTAAATGATTACGCTACAAGACTACTTTAGCGACAAGCCTCACCCTAATGAATACAATCTTAATGCGCTGACGTTGTTGTACCGAGTGAATAACTTACTAGCTGCGTACGCTACTGATACTAAAGAAATCTTAGAGAATAATCCTAAGACTGGCACTCAAATATCTGGCAATAAAGGTGGTGATGGAGGATTCAGACTTCCAACATCTCTAACTGGATCATCCAAGTCAGCGCACAAGACCGCACAAGCTGTTGATATTTATGATAAAGGCGATCATCTTGACCTCTGGATTGATAAAAATCCTGACTCTTTAATCAAGTACGATCTGTACCGAGAGCAAGCAGCATCTACAAAATCTTGGACACATCTCTCATCTAGAAAACCAATTTCTGGATTACGCACATTTTTTCCATGATTTATATCTAACTATCACAGATACTGTTTGCTGAATAATCCCATAATTGTTTGCTATTTTTTTCTGAGAAACCCCGTTTGCATATAGCTTTCTTATTTCTGCAATACTTTCAATATTTAGCTTTGCGTTTCCACATCTCTCTCCTTCTGCCACAAGACCGTTAATTACCGCATGAGTTCTATTTTCCATATTAGTAACCCATTCAAGATTGTCTGCCCTATTGTCAGTTTTTATCCCATTTTTATGATTAACTTGCGGGGCATTTTTTACGTTTTCTATAAATGTAATAGCAATTAGTCTATGGGCAAAATGTGTTTTATGATTGATACGATGCCTTAAATACCCTTTTTTTGATGGTTTTTGACATACCAAAACTTTTTTTGGATATCTTTTACAAATAATATGCCCACCCCATCTAGAGATAAGAGGCCTTGTATTTTGCAACCTCCGTATCTTTCCTTCAGAAGATGCTTCATATATACTTGGCAATCCGGGTATTTTTTTCCATATTTCCATATGCACAATAATACAGGAACATTTAACTAGTGTCAAAGCACCTTACCATTAAGAAATTACTCTTAAAAAAGCGCACATTCAAACCATGATATGGGCTGGATTACAGGCACTATCTCTAAGTAGTAAAATTGCTATCTGTACAACGCTCTGTGCTGCGTTATTTTCTGCTGGTCTATACGTTGGTCACAAATGGGGAGTATCGTCTTGCTATGAGGCTACAATCGAGGCGCAGAGGCATACCATTGAGACAGGGATCAAACAGGCTGTGGTTTCAGATCAAACGGTCACAAAGTATGTGGACAGAGTACAGATTGTGCAAGGAAAGAGCAGAACGATCATAAAGGAGATACCAATCTATGTACAAGATACTGTTAATTTGTCTGGCGGTTGGAGGATGCTCCACAACAATGCCGTCTACAATGCGGTTTCCGACACCACCAGAGATTCTGATGAGGCCACCGTTACCGCTACAGACGCTCTCGAAACAGTCATCAGGAATTACGGTATCTGCCACGAAAACTCTACCACCCTCTCAGCTCTCCAAGAATGGGTCAGAGAGCAGTCGCTAATTAGGTAGTTATACCTGTTTTAGTATATAAATTGCTATAACTACTTCTTGTACACGCCTGTAGAGTCAAACTTCTTTTTGCCAGCAGCACAGGCAGGACAAATCCTTCTCGTTACCTTACCCAGTTTATTGTAGATAGCCTTCCATGCGCTAACATCTCCGTCAGGCACATAGATAGACTTCTGGCACTGCATACAAAATTTGGTCATAGATAGAAGTGATGATTTCCACAGGTCTTATAGAACGGTCTGCCCCACTTGGGATTGACTGTTATAGCGTGGAAATGAGTAGCTGGGAATGTACCGTCTGAGTATATCGCAGTCCTAGCAGACTCTTCTGCTCTCTTCCATGCTACTGACTCAATATTTGGTCTATGCTCAGGCTTCAGTACGCCATTATTCATCTTCTCAGGAACCCATGAGAACTGGTATGGAGCTAAGATAACCTTCTTTATATCGCCGTCTGGCCCCATGCGATTTAAGGCTACGCTGGCTATTTTTTGCTGACAAATACTAGGCTCACTCCGACCTTCAAAGTACACCGTCATGGTTAACCAAAGTAGTAACTCAGTCATTTAACCTCCGGCTTAGGCCAACCCTTTTTGCAAGCTATCATTGCATCAGCTATTCTGTAAGCAGAATTTGCAGTCATAGTGCAGTCTGTACTATTAAAAACAACCCTTCCTATACCACTTACAATTCCTACCATTGCCATTGCTGCTAATTCATCTCTGTTATCACTGTTGTTATTCATAATATCAATCCTATGAGATACCCAATTATGACTAGAATCACGACTATCGGAGTAACAGCTATGCCGATCATCAGCCATTCGTGGTAGCTAAAACGTCTCATAAATTTATTATTCATATTTATCCTATAAGAAAGATTAGATCGCTTAATAGTTCTTCTTCACTAATGCCATGTACTCTGACAAAGCCACGAGAACCTAGATTATGCACTCCTGTAGCACCCCGGTGATGCTCTGGGCATAGCGGTATAACAGGCGCATTCTCACGCTTACCGCCGTTCCTGATATGGTGTAGCTCTGCCGGAGTATCATACACCCCGCGATGTCGGCATAAGATACAGCCAAACTCAGCTACCCTTGCGTAGTCTTTTTTCTTGCTCACTGAGTAGACTTCATCTCTAGTCGTGCAGAAGCCTCTAGGCTTCTAAAAACCTCTATCTTAGCCTCTGCCCCTACCATGAGCCAACGCAGCCTCTCAGACTCTTGTAGGGCCATTGCTAGGGCTTTTAGATGTTCGATGTATTCCTCATGTGCGTAGGCATAGCTTTCTTTGGCACTTTCTGTCTTTGCATCTGACTCGATCATGAGTAACGCTTTTTTAGTTTTACGGTACTCTGTCAGGTACAGCAGGTTAGCTTTTGCCTGAGCATAGGCTTCTGCATTGTCGCGTATGAAGTCTAGGGCTTTGAATATGTTAATAGTCTCAGTCATTTTCTGCCTCTATTACATAAAATTTACGTTTAGTAGTACGTCCGTTACTGGTAATTATCTTCTGAGCAATCAGAGAGTTAAGGTTACTGCCTAAGCTGGACGGAGATATAACGCTAAAGTTAAAGACAACTTTTAAGATTTCGGCACGTTCTACACCGGGATTGGCTTTGATGTATTTAACGATAGACTTCATGGCCTCTGTCATACGCTTAGTAGGACGCTCTCTACTCTCTCGTTTGTAGTCACGCATCTCGACCGTTCGCATGATTCTCTGCATACTTTCGGACTGCTTTTTCTTTAGGTTGAGTGTCGTAATCTTAAATATCTCATCAGCTATACCAACAAACGACCCTTTGCCAGTCAGATCTGAGTACTGTGAACCTACAGGCCAGTTCATGACAACCTCATCAATTCAGTCCAGTTTGTAATATGTGGTAGCATTTTCTTACCGTGTTCCTCAGTTATACGACCAAGCCTGATAGCTTCTGTAATGACTGACTCTCGACCATTCTTGTCATCGCCAAGACTAGGAAACCACGCTATAGGGGTACATTTATTACGAGCTTCGTTTACCAGATTGTTGTATGAATCCTTAAAAGCCATCCTAGCTGCAACCTGATCGCCTTCATTCAGCAAGGGCTGGGCTGCTGCCATAGCTGTAAGCATATCCTGAGTTAGTACGGCACTAACATACTCGTTTCTAGGAATCATTGACCACGCTACGTCTGCACTAGGTCTGCCATCCTGATCTTTAATAAAATTAATCATGTCGGCAGGTTTAGGTGCAAATACTGAGTGTTGAACGTGGTTAAGAAGTGCGTCTTTAACACTGCTGAACGGGTAGCCATTCATCAAGTTAGACCAGATCATGATAGAAGCTGGCGTTATCTTCATGCTGTATATCTCAAATATATTGATTATCAGGTCAGTAAACTGTTCTTTTTCACTCGTGTTCATAGGTTTCTCCTTGTGATTGCTGGTCTTGTTGACGTAGTTTTAATTTAAATGCTTCTCCAACGGCCCGGTTCTGGTCTGTAATTGACTGCTTACCCTTGTTGACAGGAAACAGACCACTGTAACCACTCAGGATTGATTGCTCAATAACTTCTTTAGGATCGTTGCCTTCAGACTTTAGTTTGCTCAGAGTAGAGATGGCAAGTTTGATAGCACCTTGAGTAAGAGGCTTCCTAAGTTTCTTCCTAGAAACTACAAAGTCATTCCATGCGTCTACAGGAATCCAGTCAGGAATCTGGATGGGTGGGATAATTAAGCGCGTTTCGCGCAATTCTTTTGACTTAGATTCTTTTGATTCTGACTTCTGATCTATAGCTTCTAACTTCTTACTTCTAACATCTAACTTCTGACTTCTGGTATTGCGATCGTTTAGCGAGTCGCTTTCAGTATCGCTTTGCGATGACCCCCATCTGATTTCATTGCCTAATTTACCTGCTTTGCTTTTTTTCGTGTGTTCTGACCCTCTAACTAGTAATTCCTTCTCGCAACGAGAATTAAGCCAAACATCAGTTATCTCAAAATACTGAGCAATCGCTTTGCGTATCGCTAACCACTCGCTTTGCGTATCGCACAGCGTAAGCCTAGCAAGAAGCAAATCGTCATTAGGAGGAGCTTCTCCAGTAGCAAAATAGTCTATTAAAATTAATAGATATGCTCCATGCTGACTTCTGGTAAGCCTTCTAGTATCGGCAAGATAATCGCCGGGATAAAACTTAAACCACGGGGTTGAACTCATATCAATATCCTTTGGGGTGAGAGCCGGGGATAAGCCGACAGCTTAAAACCATAGAAAGGGGTAGGCTAAAAGCCTTTGTCTCACCACAAAAGATACTGTATTGCATAACTGACTCCCTCTCTGTTGTCGGGGTTATCACTCCCGATGTAAGAAGCATAGATCAGATTCCTACTCTTGTAAACTTTTTATTTTCACTAGGCACGAACCGCCTTTAATCACGCTGCCACGCGCTACCATCAACTGGTCTACCTGCGAGTCATCGTCAAATACGCCAGCAGCCTGTAGAGCGTCTATAAGCGGCTTTAGTACATTATCTATGTCCCTACGCCTTCTATCTGGTGCATGAAGCAGTATCTCCAGACCTACTTTATCGTCACCAAACCTAGCTCGTTTAGCGGCAAGGTTAACTATTAGCTTAAAGTCATTAGCTGTCTTAGTCAGAAACCGCCGCGATCCACGAAAACCCCAATAAGTATTTACGCTTGGTGGGTAGGGTAAATTTAGTTCTATCATAGTTCGTAATCTCAGTTATAATACAAGTGGCATTTTGCCATATATGAAAGGAATATGATATGACTAAGTTACTCTACAGCGACCTCCGGCAAATCAATGTAAACGAACATACTGAGAAGAAAGGAAAATTAACATACCTCTCTTGGGCATGGGCTGTTCACTATCTGCTGGAAGATGATCCGTCAGCAAATTGGAAGTATGGAGAGCCAAAGATGTTTGGCGAGACGATGATGGTCTTTTGCAGTGTCACAGCGTTTGGCAAAACAATGACTGCACAGCTTCCTGTTTTAGACTACCAAAACAAGGCAATTAAAAATCCTTCTGCAATGGATGTAAACACGGCAATGCAGAGATGTCTGGCTAAGGCTATTGCACTGCATGGCATCGGCTTATATATCTACGCTGGTGAAGATTTGCCATTGATTGAGGTAGATGACGATGCTATAGAAGAGCAGGTATTAGTAGCGATACGAATGATCGAGTCTAGCGAAACAATAGAAGAGCTAAAGACTAACTACTTTCCGGCTGCTGATACGTTTAAGGGCAATCCAGAAGCAACGATCCGTCTAGCTACCTCTAAAAACAAACGCAAAGGAGAATTAGCATGAGTCCATCATCACAGAACTTCTGGCTACTAGGGCAACTAAAGAAGAGGCGGCGCTTAACATCTTTAGACGCAATGAAAGAGGCGCAATGTATGAGGCTGTCAGCTAGAGTTTATGATTTGCGCTGCATGGGCTATAACATACACACTGAGAATGTCTGGCTTGATAGCGGCAAGGTCATTGGGAGGTACTTTCTAAAATGATAGCTCAAGGGACACCAGAATGGTTTATAATACGCTTTTAATCTATAACAAGGGTATTTGATGCCATCACTTTCATTCGTATCTGTTTCTCCAAATAAATCAAAAGACGGACATATTATATGGATATGTAAATGTGCTTGCGGTGGTATTGGGGAATATCTTGCTACTAGAGTTCGTCTAAATCGGGTAAGTCGGTGTAGGAAATGCGTATCTCGACTTACTTCTAAAAGTAAGACAACTCATGGAATGAGGTATACAAAAGAATACACAACATGGGTTGCCATAAAAGGCAGATGTCTGAACAAGAATTCAAAGGATTTTGAAAGATATGGGAATAAAGGCATAACCTTATTTAGTGGTTGGATAAGTAATTTTCAGTCATTTTTCAATCATATTGGTTTTAGTCCATCGAAAGCACATTCAGTGGACAGAATTGATAATAAAAAAGGATATGAGCCGGGGAATGTTAGGTGGGCAACAAGTACACAACAAGGCAGGAATAAGAATAGCTCTGTTTTTGTTACTGATGGGGAAAGCGTAATTCATATTAACGATGCTGCTGTCATATTAATGATAAGTCGTGGCGCAGCACACATGAGACTTAAACGAGGAAAATTAAATGGATATTCAAGGGTCAGAAGCTTGGTTTAAAAGCCGTCTTGGCTCAGTTACCGCCAGCCGGATGAGCGATGTATTAGCAAAAGGTAAGGCAGGAGAAGCAGTAACCCGACAGAAGTACAGGATGCAGATCATTGCAGAACGTGTTTCTGGTCAAGTAGCTGACAGTTTTAACAATGCTGCGATGCAGTGGGGTACTGACCATGAACCTCTTGCCAGAATACGCTATGAGGCCGATACAGGCTATTTTGTAGACGAAGTAGGCTTCTGTAACCATCCTACGATAAAGTGGCTTGGAGCGTCTCCTGATGGCATTATCAGTGGTGTTAATGCGTTAATCGAGATCAAGTGTCCTAACACCCAGACGCATCTAGGATATAGGCTTGATAACAAGCCACCTGCGGTATATGTAAATCAGATGCAGTGTCAGATGTGGGTAACTGACGCAACTTATTGCGACTTTGTAAGCTATGACCCACGAGTGCCTGAGCATCTACAGCTATTTGTCTCAAGACTGCGGAGAGATAACGATCTAATAGCTAAGATGGAAACAGAAGTAGTTAAGTTTTTAGGTGAAGTAGATGACGCAATTAAACAACTGGAGAAAAAATAATGTCGGATTTAAACCTTTGCAGTTTTATAGGCAGACTTGGGAAAGCACCAGAAACTCGTGTAACACCTAATGGAGATGCAGTTACAAACTTCTCTATAGCTTGTGGCTGGAAAACCAAAAGCAAAGAAGGTACGGAATGGGTCAACATATCTACCTTTGGCAAGCTGGCGGAAATCTGCGCTCAGTACCTAGATAAAGGCTCACAAGTCTATGTGCAGGGCAAAATGAAAACAGAAAAGTATGAGGATAAGTCTGGTGTAACAAAATACAGCACCAAGATTGCGGCAGATACGGTGCAGTTCTTAGGCAAGGGCAAGGAGTCTGAGCCTAAGCATGATTCACGAAATATGCCAGCTACAGACCCATACAAAACGCCTTTTGACGATATGCCAGACGAAACTCCCTTCTGATGTACAATTAATTTGCGTGATTGGTAGTTGCGCTCTTTGGGCTGCGAGAAATCGTGGCCCTTTTTTTGTCTGTAAATATAGTTGACAACTCTAATAGTTCTATATAATATCTCTACATCAGGTTCATTTTGAGTCTGACTACAGGAGATGCAAAATGACTACATTAAAACAACTTCGCGATGCAGTTAGTTTAGAAGGCATTAACAAAATAAGCGAAATAGCGATGTCAGCAGAGGATAACGCTAGTGATACTCTAATAGAGAAAGGATGTGTAAAGGGAAACATCAGTTGGGGTGGCCCGTTCGATTACCACCCAGAATTTGTTGGATATTGGATTGGCTCAATAAGAAGTATTTTAAGTTCAGATACACATTCAGACGAGGTAGTCGAATACTTTGCTTCAATCGGAGTGTCAGCATGAGCAAATATGACGAGTTCTTCCCACGCCAAAAGCGCCCACCATTCGAGCCTACCCCGTGGTTTATAATAATTATTGTTGTAATGGCGATTGCCTTCACTTCCTACCTCTCACAATGCGGAGCATAAAATGATTACAGACTTCCAGTTAGCAGCAGCACGGCTAGTAATAAGTTTCTCAAGAGCAGATAACGAAACTAAAGCCAACCTATTAGACTCATACTTTGCAATGGTCAGACAGTATGAGGAAGCTAAGTATCACAACCGAGAGCAAGAACAGAATCAGGGCTTGGACGAGGTGCTTGACGATCCACGTCACGGGCAGGCTGAACCGCTAAACAGAGGTGACTTCTAATGAGTATTAAAGATACTGAGATTGACAAAGACCAAGAAGAATTGCGAGGTTTAAGGTCTATGGAAATGACTTTAAAGCTGCACAATATATTAATGAGCGGGTATTCAGATAGTTTAGTTGTAATTTTTACCCTACTCTCAATGCACCAGAAAACTTACGATATGGAGGATGCGGAAATTATTTGTGATTATCTTGAATACAATAAAAAAATGATTGCCGGGGAAGTAATCTGTAGTCCTCTTCTTCCAGCAGATGATTAAAGGAGAACACATGAACTCAAATTACGATACCAGTCCTAGAACGATCAGAGAGGGCGCGGAGCGCAATAAGTCACACGATGGCTACCTGCCCTACCTAAACGCACCACGAGGCATGGGACAGGGCTACTCATCCGGCTCATGGGCTGAAGATGACAGAAGGCTCGTACTGTGGATTAAAGTGGCGTTTGTAGCTGCCATAGGAGGTCTAATATGTATTTTTCGGACGATTATCGTCAGTTAGCTTGGGATGCCTTATTAATTAAAGGATGGGGCAAAGATGTTCGTATGCAAAGTCTGATAGATATGTACAAAAAGGACTTTACAGAGCAGCAGTCTCCATTCTCTGAGTTACGCCGATTTCCGTATATGTGGGACACCAGCCTGTCAGCTAGAGTATTCGTAGCTCGATACATACCTAAGCTGTCAGCAAAGCTATGGGATAGTCCACAGGACGCGCAGTTCTGGTTAATGATAAACGGCGATAAGATAAACAGACAGGATAACCCGGCTGATGCAGAGTCTCGCAGAAAGGACATTAATCTAATACAGAAGTCTCTAAGAGATGATAAAAAAGCAATTGCTGGAAAGGCTGAACGTAAGGATTTGTATGCAGCACACAGACCCAGCGGTCAATGGAATGTATGTAAATAAGTATAATACTCTGGTATAATTATGATATATATCAGGAGGAAGTATGGCACGAGCAGTATCGACAATTCGGGCGCTGTTAAAGGACTATGTGGGCGAGATCACACTGGCTGAGATAGGCGCTAGATGTGACCTAAAGACCTGCGAAATCTCAATGGCATTATGCTACTTACTAAAGCAGAGATATGTTACTAGAGTGCCTATAAAGTCTAATCTGATACTGGGCCGTAAAGAAGTCTGGCTGTATACCTACTATACAAAGAGACAACCTATTGTGTCCTGAGTGCCAGATAGCAGAGAAGAATCCTAACTCTGGATTATACCAATTCAATTGCCGCAGTTGCCGACAAAGACTAATATCTAAGAATAATTGCAGAGAATTACGCAAAAAGCTCGTTATTCAGTTCAGAAAGTGGGGTGAGAACGAGGCAACAGAAGAGGGAGTCTGCAAGTGTAAGGAGTTCTGTTATAGACAGAGGATGGTAGATGGACGAGGCTGACTACGCTAACGAGCAAGCAGAGAAGAGACTAGCAATCCTAATTAAACGGGCCAGCAAGCCATTAGTTAAAGGATCGCCGGGTGACTGCGACTTGTGTGGCGAGTGGTCAGGACGTTTAGTAGAGGGAGTATGCGCTCCATGTCGAGATCGTTACAAAATCAAATAGGAGAGATAAATGAGTCATTCACCACAACAATTCGTACTAACACTACTACACAGCATTACTAACGCTCACATACTGCACTTCCAGACCAAAAGCTATAGCGAACACGTTGCGCTAGGTATGTACTATGAGGAACTAGAAGATCTAGTAGATTCATTCGTAGAGGCGTATCAAGGCTGCTACGGAATCATAGATGATTATGAGAAGTATTACTTACTACCTACACCACCACTAAAGTATCTGACAAGTCTAAGTAAGTATGTAGAAGATGAAAGAAAGAAGCTACCGCAAGACTCAGAGCTACAGAATATAATAGATGAGATAGCACAACTAATCGACAGCACCATCTACAAGCTGAAATTCCTAGCATGATAAGAATGGTCAAGACACATAACGGCTACGCAATGCACGAGATAGTCTGCGATGGAACAGGAGCGCCAGTAAGTAGTTTTCCAGCAGTAATTCAAGGTATGACAAGACTTGACGCTATAAAGTATCTGGAAGATGTAATAGATGCAGCCAAGCTACCAGCTATTAGACTCAACGAAAAGCGAGATATATGATGGCATTAAAAAAACACAAAATAGTAGGAGCTGGGCCGGGCAGACCTAAAGGGGCAGCTAACAAGGCCACAAGCAATGCTAGAGAGGCTATAGCTCGTTTTGTAGACGGTAATGCACATAGAGTACAACAATGGCTAGATGCGATAGCAGCAGAGAATGGGCCACTGATGGCGTTCCGATGCTATACAGACATGATTGAGTACCATGTACCAAAATTGAGCCGCACAGAACTGACAGGCAAGAACGATGGGCCAGTAGAAATCACGATAAAATGGAAAGCACCGAAATAGAAATGGACTACCAGCCCCGGCTGGCGTTCATGCCGTTTCATGAGAGGACAGAGCGCTGGGCCTGTCTAGTAGCTCACAGACGCGCAGGTAAGACCGTAGCAGCTATCAATGACTTGATACGAGCAGCGGCTCTCTGTGCTAGTCCTATGCCCCTATTTGCCTACATAGCTCCATACCGCAGTCAGGCCAAGTCCGTAGCGTGGGAATACCTCAAGCACTACGCACGACCAATACTCGCATCAGTCAATGAGTCTGACCTATATGTAGACCTAGTGAACGGAGCTAGGATAAGGCTATTTGGCGCCGATAATGCTGATGCCATGAGAGGTTTGGGATTTGATGGCCTTTTTCTGGACGAATACGCAGATTTTAAGCCTAGTGTATTTGGCAATATCCTAAGACCTGCTCTATCAGACAAGCAAGGTTGGTGCGTGTTTGCATCTACTCCAAAGGGTAAGAATGCCTTTTGGACTATCTACAGTACCGCCCTAAGAATACCTAGCGAGTGGTTTTGCCTTAACCTGCCTGCATCGGTCAGCAAGCTATTGCCAGAGGGTGAGCTGTCGGCTGCTAAGGCACAGTTATCCGAAGATCAATATATGCAAGAGTACGAATGCTCATTCGAGGCTGCGATACTTGGCGCGTTCTACGGCACAGAGATGCGTGAGGCTACAGAGCAAGGGCGCGTTACGCGCGTGCATTACGATAATAACGTGCCTGTTCATACTGCATTCGACCTCGGTTATAGAGACGATACGGCGGTCTGGTTCTATCAGGTCATCAGAGATGAAGTACATATAATTGATTATTACGCCGTTTCTGGTGCAAATATTGATGAAATTGCTGCAAATATCCTGTCAAGGCCGTATAATTTCGGTAAGCACTATTTACCTCATGATGCTAGAGCTAAGACATTGGCGGCTGCTGGTAAGTCAGTAATCGAGCAGTTGGCGGTACATTTTGGCATCAATAGCCTAGCTATCGTGCCAGACCTGTCAGTACAAGACGGTATACAGGCTGTGCGTAAAGTCTTGCCGCAGTGCTGGTTTGATGCAGACAAGTGCAGTGAAGGTATTGAGGCTTTACGCCAGTACCAACGAGAGTATGATGAGGACAAGAAGGCTTTCCGGCAGACGCCACGACATGACTGGTGTAGTCATCCGGCAGACGCTTTCCGAATGTTATCAATAGCATGGCGGTCAGAGCCGCGAGTCAGACAGCCTGATGCAGCTAAACCGCTGATGGTAGGAGAGCAAAACACAGCAACTTTGAATGATGTGTGGGCGCAAGCAAATCAACCTAAGAGAGGCAGAATATGAGCATACAATCACCATTTAGATACCAATCCGAACACGTTGCAGTCAGTCAAACAGCACAAGTCTTAGGCGGCACAGGCGCAATCGGTGACTACATCCACAGACTAATATGTACAGTCAGCACCGCTGCTACAGGCAATGTAGTTCTGGTAGATGGAACAGGCGTAGGCATATTGAGCCATACCATTCTTCCTGCATCATGCGGCACAGGTATCAATGTCTACAATATCGAGATCAACGCTGCATCTACTACTGGTGCATGGAAAGTAACGACAGGAGCGGGTGTTGAGGTCATGGCTGTAGGTATATTCTCAGCATAATGCCAAGTCCTAAGCAATATGCAGAAGGTCTGAGTGCTATGACTGACAAAAAAGAAGCCTTATTTCAGTCTGGCATTCGTGCTACTCCGTGGTTTACTGAGTTTGTAGACACATACGGAGAAGAACCCGATCTTTCACCTAGCGCAGATTACAATTATCGCAAGGCTTGGGATGCTGGTCTAAGGCCATCACCTAACGAATATGATAATAATAGGCATCATTGGCCCTCTGCACTACCTAATGGAGAGATGTTAAAAGAGCAAGGTCATCCGACTCTATGGAAAGAGCATTACATGAGAGCTACGGGAACAGACCCAGACTCTGTTGGAGCTACAGAACAGGATTATTTAAGGCTATATGCCAAGCCCTAAAGAACTAGCCGCTGGTCTTAGAAACCAAGAGGCAACATCACCTAATTCAAAAGTGATGTTTGTGGGGCAAGAACACGGAAAGAAAACGGCCTTGCCTGACAATGTTAAGAAGATGGTTGAGAAGTATGGCGCGTACTATGAAGGCGCTGGAGGCGATAAGTCAGATGCAATCAAGTATCAAGGTTCATGGGATGACAAAGCTAGTAAGGAAGTAAAAGGCTACCCAAAGGAGTTTCTATACACCCTATTTACAAATAGCAATGTTAATAACCAGAAGAAAAACTTAACACAACCAGACAAGACTATCTTTGATAGCGCACTAGCGGCTCAAGGTAAATGGGGGTACTTCAAGGATCGTAAGTTTGACGCAGATACTCTTAAACAGTTTTTATCAGCATCAGGAATGCTGGATAAGAGTAAACAACCTGCTACTGAGAGTAACGTAAAGAAGTTTATTGACGAAGGGGAAGGGCTGATGTGGCCCAAGAATTGGGAGGAGTATCCCAACCCTGCTGGTAAACTAGCGCAAAAAGCTAGTGAATACAGAACAAACTGGCTTAAATCGCAAAAAGAAGGGGTCTATTTTGTTGGGTCAGACCACATGAAAGAATTAAATAAACCTAAAGATAATGAGACTGCTCCATCACAACTAGCCAAAGCCTTAGCTAGGCAAGACTCAGTAACTAAACAGCCTCGTAATAGGTTTCTTGGCGCTGTTGCTGACGCTGCTGGCTATGTATCAGATCAAGCCGATAGGTATGTAGTACCCGAACGCGATCCCTTATTTGGAGGTATGCGTGGTGGTGATCTGCTGCCGCTAAGGAACGTCAACAGACTGCTAGACGATCTAAGCTACGGTGGGCGCATAACTACAGGCAGAGGGCAGACTACAACGCTAAGGCCAGAAGTAGTTGATACTGTTGCGTTAGGCGGGGCAATGATGCCTGTTGCTAAGAGTCTAGGTAAGGCTGCGCTGAGAGAAGGCGCTAGGCAGATTGAGACTGGTACTGGTATTGGTAGGGCTGTAGTTGACCCTAGACAGCCAATAATTACTTATCACGGCTCACCTCATACCTTCCCACCAACAGCTAATAATCCGTTAGGTGAGTTTGACCCAATGAAGGTAGGAACAGGCGAGGGAGCGCAAGCCTATGGTACGGGTGCTGCATATTTAGCTGAAGCAAAGAAACTTGCAGAGGGTTACGCTGGTGCAAATGCAGGGAGGGCAGCGGCTTTTGACGGGTTGATTGATTTATTGCCAAAACCTGCTCAGATGGAAGTATACAAGGCAATGCAAATGACAGATGGGCCATTCAAAAAAGCAAAAATAGATGATATTGTTTCAAGATTTCCAGAATCATCACCAGTATTTCAAGCAAATACGGGCAATCTCTACAAAGTAGACCTACCAGACGAACACGTTGCAAAAATGCTCGATTGGGATAAGCCATTGAGTGAGCAGCATCCTAGTGTGCAATCAGCACTAGCAAAATTAGACCCAGATTTGTATCACCCGACAGGAAATGAATATTCTCCAGACGAGGTTGGAGCAGAGACTTATTTAAGAATGGCAAATAGTCCTCTAGCTAAAAACCAATCTGATGCTTCTGAAGTTATGCGTAACGCTGGCATTACAGGCATACGATACCTAGATGCTGCTAGTAGAGACGCTGCTGGCAAAGGTACATCTAATTTCGTAGTATTTGACCCTAAGCACATGAACATTCTCGAACGTAGCGGGGCAACACCAAGCGCAAGTAGGTTAGAAGCAAATAGACTTGCAGACGCACTTAAACAATAAGGCACAAAATGACCGAAACCCCAATCGAGAAGTATCTAAACGTAATCGGCGCATACGACAACGAGTACAAGAAGTGGGAAGCTCGTTCTGCAAAGATCGTTAAGCGCTACAGAGATGATAACCGCAGCCAGAACTCTAACGAGACGGCAAAGTTTAATATTCTGTGGTCGAACGTACAGACCTTAATCCCAGCGGTCTATTCTAAGCTGCCTATGGCTGACGTATCACGCCGCTTCGGAGACAATGACCAAGTAGGCCGTGTTGCCTCACAGATCATTCAGAGAGCGATTGACTACGAGATTGAGCATTACCCAGACTTCAGAGCGACTATGAAGAATGCGGTGCAGGATCGCTTTCTTGGTGGTCGTGGTGTTGCATGGGTACGCTACGAGCCACACTTAATCGAACGTGATATGCCAGAAGATGGGCTACAGGTCACTGAGGACGCTGATGAGGTAGAGAACGATACAGCAGAGACATACGAAGAGATTGAGTACGAGTGCGCTCCTACCGATTACGTTCACTGGAAGGATTTTGGTCACTCAGTAGCTCGTACATGGGAAGAGGTTACGGTAGTATGGCGCTGGGCTTACATGACGCGCGAGGCGCTTATAGAGCGTTTTGGCGAGGAGTCTGCAAAGAAGATACCTCTGGACAGCGGCCCACAGACACTAACTTCCTATGGTCAGTCTAGCAAAGAGCATACACGCGCTAAGATATGTGAGCTATGGGATAAGGAAAGCGGCAAGGTCTACTGGTTTAGCAAGAACAGCAACTACATCATAGACGAGCGTGATGACCCTATCGAGGTAGAAGGCTTTTTCCCCTGCGGTAAGCCTTTGTACGCTACTTTAACCTCTGATTCTCTAGTACCTGTACCTGACTTTGTGCTATATCAAGATCAAGCTACTGAGCTGGACATTTTAAGCGACAGAATTGATGGTCTGGTCAAGGCTCTGAGGGTACGAGGAGTATATGACGCAAGCCAGCCAACGCTACAACGTCTACTGACAGAGGGAGACAATAATACTCTGATACCTGTCGATAAGTGGATGGCATTCAGTGAAAAGGGTGGGCTGAAGGGTAGTATCGACATCCTACCGCTAGATGTCATAGCTGCTACGCTCATCAACTGCTACCGGGCAAGAGAGGACATAAAGAGCCAGATTTACGAGATTACAGGCATATCCGACATTATCAGGGGTCAGACCAGTGCAAGCGAGACTGCAACTGCACAACAGATCAAAGGCCAGTATGCAGGGCTAAGATTAAGAGCAATGCAAGAAGAGGTGGCATTGTTTGCGTCTAGCCTGATTAAGCTCAAAGCGCAGATCATGTGTACCAAGTTCCAACCACAGACTCTATTGCAGTACGCTTCTGCACAGCAGATGTCTGAGGCAGATCAGCAATTGATACCACAAGCTATAGAGCTTCTTAAAGACTCGCCACTAGCTAACTTTAGAATAGATGTCGAGGCTGACAGTCTGGTGCAGTTGGATGAAGATCAGAACAAGCGTAACCGTGTAGAGTTCTTAACAGCGTTTGGCGGCTTCTTAGGCCAAGCCTTACCTGTAGGCCGTGAGTCACCTGAGATGATACCAATGCTGGTAGAGGTCATGAAGTTCGGCATAGGAGCGTTTAAGCAAGCAGAACCTATCGAGGGTACTCTTGATACCGCACTGGAACAGATGAAGGCAGCATCACAACAGCCTAAACAGCCACAGCCCGACCCTGAGCAGATGAAGATGCAAGCCCAACAGCAGTCTGAACAGATGAAAATGCAAGCAGACGCACAAGCTGCTCAGATGAAGGCTCAGATTGACGTACAGGCTCAACAGGCACGAGTACAGGCTGATATGCAGATCGAACAGATGAAGCTACAGGCAGACGCACAGCTAGAGCAGATGCGCCAACAGATGAAGATGCAGGAGCTACAGTACCTAGATCAGTTTAATCGCTACAAAGCACAACTAGACTCATCTACTCGCATCATGGTCGCAGAGATAGGTGCAAAGGCACAGGTAGA